AGCAGGCACAGGGAGTTCGCCACTGGACTTAGCCCAGACGATGTCTTCCGTCAGCATGGCATCACGCCTTCCGAGACTCCGAACATGAGCATCGAAGACCGTATACACGCAGGCAAGCTGTTCATCGGGCAGTGCGAGTTCGATGAGACCAAGTGCCGTGACGGGATCAGGGCGTTACGCAACTGGCGTTGGGATATCAACAGTCGCACCCAGATGCGCAGGCAGACTCCGTTACATAACTGGGCATCTCACGGCTGTGATAGCTTTACATACTTCGGCATATCGTCTAAGTTGATGCACACATTCGCACCAGTGTATGACTTTAGTAACATAGAGACCGACTTCGCATGAGCAATGATTCGCTACGGCTTGGATCTGACTGCCACAAGGCTACGCTCGATGGCGTGCCTGTTCTGGTCAGAATCTCTGGCGTTACATCGGAAGCCTACATTGTCTTCCCACAAGAGCGCGTTGACTCAGGGTCTGGCAATGTGACATATGTAAACCGTATACTTGGTGCAAAAGACGCACAGCGTCTTGGCTATCATCTGGAGTTGTGTAAATGATTAAAAAAGACGACAAGTTCATGAATGAGATGCGCACTCGCTTTGAGTTGAGCATCGAAGCTGACAGCGAGAATCGTGTACGCTCTCTGGATGATGTGCGGTTCGTATCTGTTCAGGGCGAGCAGTGGGATGAGTACCAGAAGCGCAAGCGCAAGACTCGACCATGCTATGAGTTTAATCGTCTGCGTCAGCACATCCGTCAGGTCACTGGCGATCAGCGTCAGAATCGACCACAGATCAAACTGCGTGCGGTCGAGCAGGGCGACAAAGAGACTGCCGATATCATGCAGGGTTTGATTCGCAACATCGAATCGATCAGCAATGCCGACAAAGCCTATGACACTGCCTTTGAATGGGCAGTAACTGGTGGCTACGGCGTGTGGCGACTGAAGACCGAATACAATACTAACGATAGCTTCGAGCAGGACATCAAGATCCAAGAGGTCACGAATCCTTTCAGCGTCTACTTCGATCCGAGCGCACAAGAGTTTGACAGGCGTGATGCGCAGTACGCATTCGTGATTACGCGCATCGGCAAGGATGAGTTCAAGCAGAAGTACCCTAACGATGAACTGATTGACTACACTGGCGCGAACTATGACATCCAACACTGGATCGATGATGCCAGTGTCACGCTGTGCGAATACTGGTACAAACAGTACGAAGACAAGAATCTGTTGCTGTTGAGCAATGGCAACACCGTGTACGAAGATGAGATCCCTGATCGCATGGTGCTTGAAGCTAACGGCATCACTGTGCTGAAAGAGCGCAAGGTGGAAGTGCCGAAGGTCAAGATGGCTCTGCTGACTGGCGAAGGCGTGATTGAGGAAGCAGACTGGGCAGGGCGTTACATTCCTATCGTGCCAGTCTACGGCGACATCGTGGACATCGATGGCGAGTTCCATTACTCAGGCATGGTTCGCTTCGGCAAAGACGCACAGCGCGTCTACAACTACCATCGCACGACTATGATCGAGACGATCGCCAATGCGCCTAAAGTGCCGTATCTGGTCACCCCTGAGCAGATCAAAGGCTTTGAAGGACTGTGGAAGTCTGCCAATGCTGAGAATATGCCGTTCCTGCCGTATAACCCAGATCCGCGAGCAGGCGGTATGCCACAGCGTTCTGGTGGCGTGGAAATCCCACAAGCACTGATCACTGCAAGCCAGTATGACGCTGAAGACATCAAGGCGGTCACTGGGCAGTTCGATGCTTCAATGGGCGCAAACGGTAATGAAACCAGTGGTCGTGCAATTCTGGCTCGACAGCGTGAAGGCGATACGGCTACCTACAGCTATGTCGATAACCTGTCGCGTGCCATCCGTTACACTGGCGAGATCCTTGTCGATCTGATTCCGAAGATCTATGACACCGAGCGCGTTGTCCGTATTCTGGGCATCGATGGTGGCGAGAAGTGGGTAGAAATTAATAAGATCCAGATTGATCAGATGTCAGGTCAGCAGATTGTCACCAATGACATCACCAGTGGCAAGTATGATGTCAGCGTCAGCGTTGGCGCATCGTATAACACACAGCGTCAGGAAGCGTCAGAAGCGTTGCTTGAGATGATGGGTAATCCAATGCTTGCGCCTGTCGTGGCTGACTTGCTTGCCAAGAATCTGGACATCCCGAACAGCGATGAACTTGAGAAGCGTCTGCGCAAGATCGGAATCAAGTCTGGCGTGATCGAACCGAGCGAAGAAGAAATGGCTGAAGGCGGTGATGAGGTCATGCAGGGAATGCAACAGCAGTTTGAAGAACAGATCGCCATGATGCAACAGCAGGCAGAGCAAGCCGTCATGGAACTGACCACCAAGATTAATGAGCAGAAGATGCAACTTGAGCAGGCTCAGACCATGTTGCTTCAAGAAAAGCTGAACAAAGAAAACGACAGGGCGCGTATCAACATCGAAGCTGACAAGGCGCAACTGGAAATCTACAAAGCGCAGACCGATCGTCAAAAGGTCGAGAATGACGCTATGCGAATCAAACTAGATGCTCAGTTCAAGCAGGCGCAACTGGTCGCTAACCAGAATATGCACGAAGAAGAATTGGCGGTAGAACTGGCAACAAGCGGTCAGGCTGAGACCAATATGGGTCAGCAGGACTTTATGATTAATCCAAATGATCTGGCGAGGTACGACTGATGTCTGAGTTTACCGCACCAAGTTCTTCGGCTTGCTGAAATGAAAGCCATAAAAGGATGGAAGACGATTGTCTTCAATCTGTCAGCTATCGCTGTCATTGAGTGGGCAGAAGTCGAGGCCGTGGTCAAAGGCTTTGCATGGCTCGATGAAAAGACTGCGGTGCAGTTGCTGTTGGTCACCAATGTGTTCCTGCGCCTGATCACCACCAGTGCCGTCTGGGATATGTGGAAGGATAAAGATGTCGCTAAAGACGCTACAGAGTAAGGTCGGTGTAAAGCCAGACGGTGTATTCGGCAAGCAGACTTTGAAGGCTTGCATGGATCATTACGGTCTGACTCCAGAGTCGGCATCACACTTCTTTGCTCAGTGTGCGCATGAGACTGGCAACTTTATTATCTTTCGTGAGAATCTGAACTACTCTGCTGACGGTCTGCTTCGGATTTTCCCGAAATACTTTGACGCTGTGAAGGCGCGACAGTACGCACGCCAACCAGAGCGCATTGCTAATCGCGCATACGCTAATCGGATGGGCAATGGTGACGAAGCCAGTGGTGACGGATGGCGTTACCGTGGTCGTGGCGCGATTCAGTTGACTGGCAAGAATAACTACCGCGAGTTCGCTGACTGGGTAGGCAAGACGATCGATCCTGACGATGTCGCAGATCTGTATGCGTTTGAGTCGGCACAGTTTTTCTTTGACCGTAACAAGCTGTGGCGTTATTGCGATGAGGTCACTGACGCTAACATTGCCCTGCTGACCAGAGCGATTAACGGTGGCACGCATGGCATCGAAGACCGCAAGGCTAAGACTCACAAATACTACGGGTGGCTGAAAGAATGATCATGATCTGGCTGATGAAGGCATGGCAAGGACTGCTGAAGCTACTGGAACTTGCGCTCAAGCACTGGCGCATCACTCTGGCAGTCATTGCCTGTGTTGCTGTATACGCACACGCTGTATTAGCGCATAAGCGCGTCACTGCGCTCGAAGACCAGATAATCGGATACCAAGCTACCATTGACCAGTATAAGCGCACTGAAGCCGTTCTACGGCAGGCAGTGGACAAAGAGACCGTGGTCGCCAAGCAGAAGGTGACTGAGACCGAAAAACAGAAGGTGATAATCGATGAGCGTATCAAATACATTTACAAGACTGATCCCGTATCGGCTGAATGGTCTGCTGTGCCTGTGCCTGATGCCGTTGCTGACCAGTTGCGCAACTACTAAGCCAGTCACGGTCAAGTTCCCAGAACTACCGCCTGAGATTATTGGTGTGCGCGAATACTG